TAAAGAATATTTATGTATATTCGTTTCCCTCTCTTTCAGAGGTTTTCTAACAATAAATTATGGAATTAGACCTTAGTATATTGGAAGAGCATCAGCTCTCTCCAGACGAGTTTGTTTTCTTATTTTTATTGGTCCATCCAGAAGCCCAATTTCCAACCTTTGGAGTAATTGATTACACAAAGTTAGAAGGAAAAGGTATGATCAAAATTGGTCCCGATGATACTTATTATGTTCGTCAACTTGCTATTGATATAGTAAAGGTGCCGACAGTAATAAGTGATTTTGAGGAGCCAGTTGCGAAACCATCACCTGTTATTTCTAAGGAAATTGATAAAGTACCAGAATGGATAGCAGACTGGAGATCTTTATTCCCTATGGGAGTAAAGACTGGTGGCTATTCAGTCAGGGGTACACGAGGTGGGTGCACTAAAAAAATGAAAAAATTCATGCGGAATAATCCGGATGTTACCAAGGAGCAGGTATTTGCAGCAACTAAACAGTATATAGCAGATAAGCAAGCGGTTCACTTTCAATACATGAAATTGGCAGATTATTTCATTGAAAAAGAAGGTGCTTCTCTTTTAGAGGAGTATGTGGAGACTATTAAACAGGGTAAAACACACAAACAGGAACAGTTATTTGCTCCGGGTGTTTCAGACCCTACTGGCAATTTAACAGATGATATTTAGTGATGTAATGGCCCAAGTGGAAAGGGGCAGGCTGGGTTTAAATAGAGGCCTCCCAATGGGATTCAAGAGATTGGTGTCCCATGTTCCCGGAATACAACAAGGCACTTATTATTTAATAGGTGGAGAAACCGGTAGCGGGAAAACTGCTTTTACAGATGATGCTTTTTTATATAACCCTTATGATTGGTGTAAATCTAATCCCCAAAGAGGGATAGATCTAAAAATCTTTTATTGGTCGTTAGAAATAGATAAAAATATCAAGATGACCAAAGCAATTTGTAGAAAAATTTATCTGGAGTATGGAAAATTGGTAGATATAAATTTTGTCTTATCAAGAGGCAGAAATAGAATAAGTTCTGAGATATATGAACTTGTGGGATCTACCAAGAAATATTTTGAGGAAATGGAAGATGTATTAACAGTTTTTGATGGGTCACAGAATCCAACAGGAATTAATAAGTATATGCTTCAATTTGCAAAGGATAATGGAGATCTTATTTATAGTAAGGAGAAATCAGGGAAGGAAACTTTGGAAATCTTTGATAAATATATACCCTATAATCCAGATCAATATGTAATAATAGTCATTGACCACATAGCCCTTATGAAAAGAGAAAGAGGATATAGTGTCAAAGATAATATAGATAAGATGAGTGAATATCTTATCCCCCTTCGGAATAACTTCAAGTTTATTCCAGTAGTAGTTCAGCAATTGAACAGGACTATTAGCTCTACAGACCGGTTTAAGTTAGATAGAGTAGAACCCCAGTTATCCGATTTTAAGGATACTGGTAATACCCAACAAGATGCTAATGTTATTTTGTCTTTATTTTCTCCTCGGAGATATGAGATACCAAATTTCAGAGGATATAACATAGCTAAACTCAAAGATAGATTCAGAAGCATCTCAGTTCTTAAGAACAGAGATGGAGCTGCTGATATCCGTATTGGGTTGCAATTTGTTGGAGAAGTAGGTCATTTTCAGGAAATCCCTAAAGCAAAGGATTTTGAGCAAAATGGAACTTTGTATGATGAAGTAGTTAATTTAAAATACAATTCAATTTAAATATAAAATGGGTAGATTAATAGGAGTAGTTGGCAAATCAGGGAGTGGGAAAACCACAGCTCTGAGACATATGCCTCCAAAGGAGACAGTACTGGTTCTGCCTAACCAGAAAACACAATTACCTTTTAAGGGAAGTGCTAAAAACTATGTCAAATATGATCGGGAGAAGAAGACAGGCAATGTAATTATTACAAGTACATTGAATCATTTACCAGGGATCATAAAAGAGATAGAAGCACTATCTTATGTCAAGTACATAGTAATTGAAGATTTCACACATTTCTTTAATGCTCGCACACAAAGTGATGCCTTTAGAAATCAAAGTTCAGGCAATGCAGCTTTTAAGAAATGGGCAGATTTGGCCGCAGATGTATTTAATTCTGTGTTCAGAACGGGGGATCTTCGTGAGGACTTGACAGTTATCTTACATTTTCATCCAGAAGAGCTGGATACTATGGAAGGTATGAAATACCAAATTAAGACACCAGGTAAGTTATTAGATAGGGATATTGATATTCCTTCTTATTTTACATACTTGTTGTATACTAAGGTATTACCCCCGGGTAAAGATACCCCACAGGATCAAAGGTACAGATACATCACAAATGATGATGGTATGAGGCCTGCCAAGACCCCGTTGGGATGTTTTAAAATAGAAATGGAGAATGACCTATATAAGGTAATTCAGGCTATTGAAAATTATGAAACAGGAGAATAATCATTGGCGTAATTAATTAATGTTTAATTTGAAAAATTGAGAAATGACTGATCAATTTAATACTAAAGGACACACAGTGGAAGAAAAAGAATTTGTGTCCGCATACCTCAAAGCAGGTATTTCCATTGCAAAAATCACACAAGTGGAGTTTACTGAATCTAAAAAGGGAACTCCAGGTGCAAAATTTTATCATGAAACTAAGCCGGTAGAGGGGTTAGAGGGTAAAGGACAAGTAGCTGACACTACTTGGTGGATGAGCGAAGGAGCTTGGCCTTATACTAAGGACAGGCTTACCATTATGGCGGATAAGCTTGAAGTCAGAGAGGCGTTGGATAATATTTCTGCAAATGACTCTAAGAGTTATGTAGAAGGATTAGCTAAAGTCTTTGTAGGAAAAGCTGCTCGTTGGAAATTTTCGGGAGAAGAGGTTGAAGGGAAGATAAATGAGGAAACAAAAGAGAAGAAACCTAATTGGTTCAAAGCTCAGTTAGCCTCTTATGGATTCGTTGAGCCTTTGACTGTTTCTGATGCAGATTCCAAGTTGAAGTTTGATCCTTCTAACAAGTATGATATGGTAAGGCTTAAGCCTACAGATGTGGAGCCGGCAACTTCACAAAATGGAACAGCTACTGCACAGGAAGCTGATGACACTTGGTCTTAATAAATGGATATGTTTGAAACAAAGGGATATATGGCAATGGGAGAACTTACTCCTGATTCCATATTATCCCAAGTTTCAGAACTAACCATTTTCCATTATTATATTTCTTCATTTAAACAAGTAGGAAAAGCATTCTGTTCTGAAATAAGAAAAGATGCTTCTCCCTCTTGTACCATTTTCATAGTAAATTCTGGGAAAGCTATCTATAAGGATTTTGCTACTGGAGATTCCTTGAATTGCTTTCAGTATATAATGACCAAATTTGGGTGTAATTTTAACACCTGCCTTCGGAAAATCGCCAATGATTTACTATCGGCACCTAATTTATTAGACAAATTAGAGTCATTACCAGTACAACATGTGGTAAAGGAAAGACAACAAACCCCTATGGGGATTGTTTCTATGCCTTTTTCAAGTGAAGCATTGGAATACTGGAATCAATATGGGATTACTCCCGAGATTCTGGAAGCTTATAATGTAAAACAAATCAGTTACTTTAAGGTTAGGCAGTTTGGAACACATATTCCTAAATCAGAAAAATATGCTTTTGCATATTGCTTTGGTAATTATAGGTATAAGATAGTGCGTCCAAATGTGAAATCATTACAGAAGAAGTGGCTTACTAATTGTCCTTTTACAGTTGTACAGGGATTACCGGTGCTTCCTTTACAGGGAGATTTGCTTTTCATCACAAAAGCTTTGAAAGATGTTATGACTTTTTACTCGATGGGAATTAGTGCAATTGCACCTCAATCAGAGAACAGTCTTTTACCTAAGAGAGTAGTGGAGCTCATCAAGGAGAGATACACGACTTCCATCATTTATTATGACAATGATGGACCAGGTAAAGAAGCTGCTAAAAAGCATTCAAAGTTTTATGGGATGGATTACATTCATAACCCTTTAGGAGATCCAAAAGACCCCTCTGATTTTTACAAAGAAAAAGGAGAAGAAGCTTTCAGAATTACTCTGAACCAGCTATTACAAAATGTCAAAAACCATTTTCATTCCGGGGAATGTCCCATCACTGAAGAACAGCAAGATAAAGACAGCAAGGGGGATATTCCCTTCTAAAACAGTGGTGAAATATCTTCGGGGATTAGGAATACAAGGGTATTCCTTGAGAAAAAAGGAAATCAAAGGGTATGCTGATGAAAGCAGGCCCAACCAGTTTCTGAGTCTTAGGCCAAAGTGGAGAACTATTAGGAGAGGTAAGTCATTACCTCTGGTAGTTCAATTCCATTTTGTGAGAGATTCTAAACGGAAATTTGATTTCCAGAATGCTGTTCAGATCATAGCTGATCTACTTGTTGCCCATGATTTTATTGAAGATGATGATATGGACAACTTTATTCCTGTGCCCTTTAAAAAGGATGGAAAGTGGTATAGCGTTGATAAAGGTAGACCTGGTGTCTATCTCAAGATTAATTAATAACCTAAATTTCACATAAAATGAGTGAAACAACAACAACGACCAGAACGGTCACCATTTACTCTACCCAAGGTAGAGGACAAAGTCAGACCATCGAAACAGATGCTAAGACTTGGGGAGAATTACGCCCTAAAATTGAGTTTAATACCAGCAATGTAAGGGCTGTAGTACGAGAAAACCGTACTACTTTAGAAGCTAATGATGCTGTATTACCAGAGGAAGAACATACTATCTTTTTGTATCCTACCAAAGTTAAGTCTGGGGCGGGTACGGCAATACAAGATAAGTACTCTGGGATGACTCTGGCAGAATTAAAAAGAGAGGTCAAGAAGCGAAAGAGCATGAGTACTGGGAGCTCTAATCCTGTAATTCTTAGAGGGAAGCTTAGGCAACACGATAAGAGAAACGGAAATAGTAGTGACTGTGCTCCAATAGTGGAATCCAAAGTGGCGGATATTCCTCCTACCAAAGATCTGTATGTCTTTAATTCTGATGATTCTTTGGTAAAAGTCGTGAAGAACCTCCAAAAAGGGTTCAACAAGACTTTTGATGATACTCTTAGGGGTATTCAAGACCAGGGAGTATCTCAGGTAGCTTTAGAGCAAGATGCTGAGAAGATTGCAGAAGAGATAGGTGCAAACACTCAGGAAAGTTAATTTTAATTAGGGGGAGTGGTTAATTCCATTTCCCCTTTTATTTATTTATTATGGAAGAACAGACAATAGATATTAAAAAAGATGAAGAAAGAGATCCCAGTAGTGTTACGGATATGAAGAAATTCATGAAGAGAACTAAGTTACCTTACAAGCCTTATGATCCTGAAGTGGATCGGACTATATCTTCAGGTTCTTTTGTGATTTTTGTAGAAACAGAAGATCACAAAGATGTTCCTTATGGTACTCCCAAGATCAAGGAGAAAGGAGTATTGGGGTATATAAATAGTTCGTATGAGAATATTCCTTCTAACTACACAATATCGGTTGAAGTACCAGATCAACCACCTATTTTTACTCCTTCTCGAAATCTAAGAGCGTTGAAGCCAGAGTTTGTAAAATCATTCCGTGATAAACAAAAGGAGGCGGCAATAAAATTTTCTGAAGGAGATGAAATAAAGAAGAGAGGCCAAGAGCTGGCTTATTCTTTGGAGATTATTTTTCCTCAAAACTGGGATTTAAAACTTGTTCCTCTTTTTGGCAGTAAATTTAAGGAATATCGCTATGAGGTTACCATCAGGTTTCCAGAATTTGTTATACAAAATGGAAAAGGACTATATCATACTATCAAAGATCTGTATGTGTTTTTCAAGTTAAAACCAAAAGGAGGAATGATGGGTAAATTACAAGGGAAAAGAGGTACGCTATCTTATCAGGAAGCAGCATGTGGCTATAGACATTCCCATTTACCTTCTGAAGGGTATGGTGTAAGGGGAGGAAATAGGAACAGAAGGGGACAGGTAAGAGACCTAAATGAAGCCGGTTTTCAAAGTTTTTGTTTAGGTAGTAGCGAAATTCAGGAGTTAGTATCCTTATGGAACAGTGATCGTTTTAAATTTTCTCAAGAAGAATTTGAATTATTGTTGTATCAAATAGATGCTTATGTGAGATGGGAATCTTTGCAAGGAGGTCCTCATTTTAGAATAGCAAATATTGGAGTAGGAGGTAATGTTAATCAATTTATTCAACTCAGTATTAAAGAACAGTGCTATAGAGAGTTTTTACAGAAATCTAAGGATTTTGAATGTAAATTCAATAAGGAGAGTGGACTGTTTGAGATTGATTCTTTGGCAATTGAGAAGAGGCTCAGGATGAAAGCATGTCCTAAGGTAAGAAGAACTCCCGATGGTACTTATATTATGGGTGACCATACCCCTCATATGATCAGAAATTGGATTGATCATTGGAATAGTCAATTAAAATTGGTCTATGAGGATATGCCTGCTATAGACTCATTTCAGGGCAAAAGTATTGAACTTAAAGTTGAACCTTTTGTAGATGAGAAGGAGGAGCGTGAAATTAAACAAGTTCCTCATCCGGATGTTACTAAACATGTAAGAAGCAAATTAATAGTAAGTATGAATCATTATTTTACAAGTAATTATGGCAAATAAAAATAAGAAGTCAGAAAAAAAGTCCAAAGAAGTAAAGAAGGACTATCCTATTATTTTAGGAGAAACTAAAGGCAAGCTGATTGTCTCTGAACGGCTGGAGAAGCAGATAAATTATCTTCATGCTCTGGTTGGACCAAAAGAATGGTCTGGAGTGTTAGTCTATCAGATCCAAAAAGGGGATTTAGATAACATTGGTGATTTGGTTATTGAAGCCAAAGGAGTATTTCCTATGGATATTGGCACAGCTGGTTATACTGAGTATGACTTTGATGAGACCAATATCTTTCCCCTCCACGACTATTATCCCCAGATATTGGAAGAAGGATGGAAAGAGGGGCATATTCATAGCCATCATAACATGAAGGCGTATTTCTCAAGCACAGATGAGGGGGAGTTGAAAGACAATACCCCAAATCATGCCTATTATCTATCTCTGATAGTGAATTTTGAGAAGAAATATGTAGCCAGGTTATGTGTGATGGGCAATAGGGTAGTCAAAGGAAACTCCAATGTGGCATTTAAGAATGTTCTTGGAGCAGATAGTGTATCCAGTGTTGAACTATCTCTTAATCAGGAGGTTGTCTATGCTATAGATTTAGATATTGAAATCAAACCTGATCTCTTCTTTGAAGAGGTGATGAAGCTCAAGAAAAGAATGGAGGATAAGAGAAAGGTTAAGCAAAGCGGATGGAAAAATTCTACAGGCGGGAGAATGTTTGGACAACAACAAGCTCTGTTTAATGATGTTAATGCAGATCCATTAGATGTGCGTGAGATTAATAATATTCAATATACAAAAGAGGATGAATATAAAGATCAGGTAAAGGATTTCCTTTATAAGTTAATCTCTGTAGATGTGAATTCTACAGGACATTTGCCTTCTTTAATTATGAGAATGGATCACGCTTGGAATGAGCAGCTTGAGAATGAAAAGGGAGAGTTTTTGGATAGTCTTGGAGAGAACCTAAATGAGGTTTATGAATATATGTTTCCAGAGGATGAAGATATGTCCCATTTTGCTCTAAATATGTTTGAAATCAAAGGTCATCTATCTGAATATAGCATAGCACATGAATTTGCAACAGAGTTAGGGGATTATTTGGAGCTGTGGGAAGTAAAAGACGAGGAAAATACAGCAGATGCACTGGGATATAATGCTTCATTTGGAACATCATGAAAAAACTTAAACTAAAAACTAAAGGTAAGGCAGGGAGTGTCAGGTTTTCTGCCACTCCTTGGTTTAACCCTGGTATCCCGGTTATAATCGGAGGTGTTGGGGGAATTGGGTCTTGGTTGGCTTTCTTTTTAGGAAGACAAGAATGTGAAATTTATTTACATGACATGGACAGGGTAGATGAAACCAATTTAGGAGGACAGCTTTATGGGTCTAACTATATTGGTAGAGATAAAGAATCTGCAGTTCAGGACTTGATAAAGGAATTTTCTGGAAATACCAATATCCATAAAATGGGCAAGTTTGATGAAGCTTCTTTCGCTTCTCCTATAATGTTTTCTTCTTTTGATAATATGGACGCTCGTAAGCTCATGTTTTCAAGATGGAAAGAACAAAAGAACAGGGAGGTTTTTATAGATGGAAGAATGCTATGTGAAAGTGCTCAAATCTTGGCTGTGACCAAGGGAAGAGAGTCTAAGTACCAGGAAGAACTATTTGATGATAGTGAAGTGGAGGATTTGGACTGTTCTATGAAGGCTACTTCTCATTGTGGAGCTATGACAGCTTCATATATGGTAGCCACTTTTAATAATTATGTGGCCAACAGGAAAACTAAGACCAATATGAGAGAGGTCCCTTTTAAGACCCTGTTTGAGCTACCAACATTAACGCAACATGTAGAAGTATGAGTTTAATTGTAGAATTACCTGTTTGTGAAAATGAAGGTCCATATGTGAATGTCCCTATGGGCAATCTAAATAGCTTTGACTCTTGTTTGATGAGCAGTGAGCGTAAACAAATAATTCCTGTTGCCTGTATGGGCCCAAAAGGGTTCACCAGGTTTTATCATAGCGGTTTCACTGCTATTAAGGAGCTTTTATTGGATAGTAAACGCTGGTCAAAAATCTTTGCACCTGATTTTCCTATTGGGATAAGGGCGGCAATTCTGAGAGCGATAAGTCAATATAGGATTCCAGAAGATCGTAGAAAAAAAGACGGAGGTTATTATTATAAACATGATATATCATGTGTTCCGGTTGATGAGCAAAAAGAAGTAATTGATTCTATTATATCAGAAACTAAGGAGAAACTTGCATTGTACGCTACTGGTAGTCCTCTTTATAGTATGTTTGATAATCAGGCTGGTATCCATGGATACTATTGGAGATATCAAAGTTTAATAGATCATTTTTGGCACGGTAGTGGGTTTAGAATTATGAGAACCCGTAATCCTCGAATGAAATTTGTGGTAGGCAGATATTATCTGGCTCATTACAATAATCTAACAGGAGCTACTATACCTTTGGTTTGTCTTGTAACTCAAGCTAAGTTTATGGACCTCATTAGGTGGTCACATCTACTGGGAAAACCTGTAGATAGTAAGCATTTTCAACTTTGGGTTAAAGATGACTTTGATGTAGTGAGGAGCACATATAGTCTTATACGCCCTCGTTATAGAAAATTCATTAAAAAACCAATGGAAGAGGCAGGTGTCCGGGTTATAACAAAGCCGGATCTTAAAATACTCTTTAGTAAATTTCAAGGTGTAAAGTGCGACACCATGAAAGAGTATCACGAATTTCTGAAAGATTCTTCAAAGGAGATACTCTTTGAATTAAGACGAAGAGAAGGTCTTCTTTTGAGTGAAGAAACTGAAGAGATTATCAGCACATAATTAATTTTTTTAACAATTTCTAAATTTTAGAAACATGAGTGATCCAGTAAAAATCACTGTGTCGGGAGTATTAGCAGACCTGACAAACGGGTACACCCGTACAAAAGATGATACTAACTACCAAGGGGATGGAAAATCCATCCAGGAGAAGTATGGTATTAATAAAAGTGATGTAGCACGATTATTTGCACATGACAAGCTCAAGGGTAGGAAAACTATTGGAGCTAAGAAACCGACTTTCATCTTAGAAGATGATACGGATGAAAATGGTGCTCAAACAACATCAGAAGCTGATGTTCCGGAGGTGGAACCAGTTGCTGTAGAAGAAGTTTCCGCAGACGCATCTACGGATTCCAAAGAAGAAGAGGACCCAGCTTGGATGGCTGAAGATACTGCTTCTTAATAATAGAGGGGAGAGGCGATTTCGTTGTAAAAGAAACAGAAAGACAGGTAATGGAAAAACATGTTACTCCATTTGAAATTAGTGCGAAAACCGTAACAAGGTGGCGGCCTACTGTCCCCCCTCTTTTTATTAACCTTTTATCAATTTTATAAATGACAGATGAAAAATTGACTCCAGAACAGGAGTATAGACGAGCGAGGGGAGTTAATTATTCCTCCCTTTCAGCTTTGGCGGTAAGCCCTAAATATTACAGACAAAAGCAAGAACAAGAACAAGTAGATACAGATGCCTTTATTAGAGGCTCAGCAGTAGACTGTTTATTAACTACTCCAGAGGAGTTTAGTAAGCAATTTTATGTTATGACTGCCAAACTACCTACTTCAGAAATGATGTTAGCTTATGTGAATAATTATATAGAAAATGAAGACCATGCCCAGGCCCAAGCAGCATCAGGTTATAAAAAACCTCTTACCTCAGAAAAGTGGGAGACAGATGGTCAGCCTTATTTCGATGCTATTAAAGCAAGTGAGGGTAAGAGGATTATGACTTTTGATACCTATAGCAAGGTACAGGCAGTAGTCAAATCATTAAAGGAATCTAAATGGACTAAAAAGTATTTTGATACTTCTAATGAAAATATAGATATCAAGTTCCAACATGCTATTTATTGGGATTATAAAGGAACTGCGTGCAAGTCTTTATTAGATATAGTACTTGTAGATCATATGGCGGAGGTTGTAATCCCTATAGATATAAAGACTACAAGTGCAAGTGTATATGCTTTTCCATCTTCTTTTAAGAAGTGGAAATATTATCTGCAGGCTGCTTTTTATACCAGAGCTGTAGTTAGTTGGATGGAAGACGAAGGGATTGAAGATTATGATCTTCTTCCTTTTAGATTTGCTGTAGGGGAAATGGATAATTATAATCTTCCTTTGGTGTATGTAGTATCAGATTTAGATTTGGCGGTTGGTGATTATGGGGGAGAAGACCGGTTTGGAAACAAAGTTAAAGGATGGGTTCAGTTACTTAAGGAACTAAATGCTCATATTGAGGAAAATAACTGGGACTACCCTGCAGAAATAGAAGAACGATCTGGTGAAGTTTCATTAGAAACATTTGTTCAGACGGGGGCCTATCATAGCAAGAAAATCCCGCATACTAATTATTAATTTTTTGGATATGGATTTATCACATCACCCTGTGTATAAGAAAACAAAGTCCTACTCTTACTTATATCCTATGATCCACGACCAGGTACCAGAAGGATTTAAGAATAGATTAGTGAATGTTTTCTTAGGGGATACTGAATATCCGGAATTAGATAATCACCTATTTCTTTTGTATAGGTTTAGTGGAGATACTGGGTTTCCAGCATTTGAGAATGCTTTTGCAAATTCTCCTTTGTTTGTGAAATCCTATGATCCTGATAAGTTTCATGTTATGAAGGTTTTTGCTATTAGTAAAGATCTACAGTATAACTATCAGACTTTCAGAAAATCAAAGTATTCCCATTTGACTGATGATCATAAAAAGACAATTGTGAGTCATTGGAACCTTAAACCAGACCATCTGGTTACAGGTGTTCTATACAAAAAGGAGTTTGCTTTTAAAGCTATGGAAGATATAATCAACCGTGGTTTAGATAGAAGTCTTGTCACTATTGATAGGAACCAGGAGGCATCTTCAATATTGGACATGGATAGGGAGATGTATAATACATCTCTCAAGGTCTATGATCCAATTACTACATTAGGTGAGAAAATAGCAAAGGATGAATATTAAAGATAAGGGGAAGAACGCTGCTATGGACGCATAGCTGATCTTACGAGGATAAAGGCTTAGTACTCCCCTTAACTTTATAAACTAAAACAAAGATGAGTGAAATAGTAGATATTACCTATGATGAAATCATGGAAGAATGTTATGGTCCCCTTCCAACTTTGGCAGAAATTCTGGCAGAAGAGGTTAAACCAACCCCTAACTATTATACGGATAGATATTTTGTTAAGTTGATAAACAATAAAGACTTAATGTGTAAGGAAAATGCTTGGGCTAAAGTTTTCAGGTATTTTGTTACAAATTCCAGATTCCAACATCTTTCAATAGGGGATACATTAAAATATTTTCATGATGTAACAGGACGCAAACCTTATTACAAATGAACTATCAAGATTTAAAACCAGGAGACAAAGTAATGGTCCACAAAGAGGGTACTCCTTGGTTTGGGGAGATTGCATATAAAGTTCCTAAATCAAGAACAAAAGTTGTCGTAGAAGATACTGACAGGGGTCCCGGATGGGATTCTAAATCCCAATCTTACAAGGGCTATTATCCAAAGGGTAAAGGGGCCGCTGGAGGAGGTTGGTCAAGGGGTCAGAATCATGATTTTGGCCGAGAGTTTACAATTCATATTAAATATTTAACATTAATTTAAAATCTATTATCATGCAATTTTTAGAAGTAGAGGTTCAATTTACAGATCCCCAGAAAAATTTTAGAGTTTTTACAAATTTACCCATAGAAGAGGGAAAGGATAATTTCAAGGATCTCTGTGAAGAGTGGAAAGGTCATTCCGATGATCATACCCGGAGCTCTCTTATTAAATATTTCATGGGTAAAGATAATCCTCCCAAAACTTATATGTTTGGGACAGAAAAAGAGGTGCGGAGGCATTTCAGGTATAAATTAAAATCATAAAAAAATGAATTATAGCAAAACAATATATAAAATAGATTCAAAAGGTAAAAGTAGATTTCTTCATGTGTATGCTGAAGAAGCATGGCTTGTACAAGAGTCTGGTCAAGTAGGCACCACAAATGCTGTAATACACCGTAGTGAATGCAAACCAAAGAACATTGGTAAAGCTAATGAAACAACTGCTGAGGAACAGGCTATAGCAGAAGCAAAAAGTAAAATAACAAATAAGATGAGTACTGGCTACTTTGATACATTAGAAGAAGCTACAACTTCAGAAGTTATTCTACCTATGTTGGCAAAAGGGTGGGACAATGAGAATACCAAGATAGACTGGTCTGAGGAAGTATTTGTCCAGCCTAAGCTGGATGGTATGAGATGTTTGGCTTTTATTAAGGAAGGCAATGTTACCTTAATGAGTAGGAAAGGGAAGGTTATAGACACTTGTGGACATATTGCAGATAGTCTGGTAAGTATGCCTGATATGATTTTGAATGGAGAACTGTATACTCACGGTAAGAGTTTTCAGGACAATATGAGGCTTATTAAAAAGTATCGTCCTGGGGAAACAGAAAGGGTGACCTATCATGTATATGATAGTGTAGATAAAAACAGGTTTATTAGAAGATTCTATGATGCTGTTGATTCTCTTGATGATGAAGATATCACTGAGTCCATTACAACTGTGCCTACTTCTCGGATAATGAAGCCAGAGCAAGTACCTGTTTTTCATACTAAGTTTTTATCACAAGGATACGAAGGTACTATGATAAGATGGGGTGCAGAAGGTTACAAAGTTAATGGTAGGAGTAGTAATCTTCTTAAATACAAGGATTTTCAGGATAGAGCCTGTCCGGTAGTAGACATTATTCCTGCTGATGCAATCCCTTCTCATGGTGTATTAGTTTGTACTTTTGGTGGACAGGAGTTTAAGGCAATGTACAAGAACTCTCACGATAAAAGAGAAGAGATTCTAACAAATAAAGAGGAGTATATTGGACAATTTGCAGAAATCCGATACTTTGAACTTACAGATGGAGGCATACCCCGGTTTCCTATTTGTGTAGGCTTTAGATTGGACAAATGAGCGGACTTAAAGAACAATTTGGGGAGTGGTACGAGGTACTGCTTCCTATTATTCAAACGCAATATTTTACGGAGCTGGGTAAGAAAGTGAAAATCAAGGGGTTTAGTACAAAAACTATCTACCCAGAGCCAGAAAATATTTTCAGAGCATTTAGGGCTTGTCCTATAAGTAAGCTAAAAGTAGTGATCTTAGGACAAGATCCTTATCACGATGGTAGTGCAACAGGATTGGCTTTTAGTAATCGTGATCTCTTGCGTATTTCCCCTTCATTGAGGAATATACTCAAGGAAGTAGAAAGTGATTGCTATAATGGTCTTAAAATAGACCAGGATCCGGATTTATCACGGTGGGCAGAGCAAGGAGTATTACTTCTAAATACAGCTTTAACTGTAGAAAAAGGGAATCCTGGAGCTCATGCTAAATTGTGGGCTCCCTTTACCAAGTGTGTTTTAGAGGCTATTTCTAAAGAATGTCCAGCTATAGTGTATCTCCTTTGGGGAGCACATGCCAAAGGATATTTGGAGCATATAAGTAGAGAAACAAATTTTATTTTGGCATCTCCCCATCCATCTCCTTTTTCAGCAGATAAGGGATTCTTCGGAAATAAACATTTTAGTAAAACTAATGAAATACTTAAAGAGGTAGGAATATCTTTGGAAGTAGATAACTATGAAATAGAATGGTGATATGATAGAAGGATTTGAAGAACAGACGCATGAGGTAGATTCAGAAGAGGAGAAGATTGCTAAATGGATTATTCCAAGATTGAAGAAGTCTATTGGAGAGTCCGGGGCAGTCACTAATCAAAAAATCTGTACTCATCTAAAAAAGAACGGTTTCTCTACCAGTCCCCCAAGGGTCAGGAAGATCATCCATAATATTCGGGTTAAAGGGCTGGTGCCTAATTTGATAGCAACTTCCCGGGGATATTATGTGACGGCAGACAGAGAAGAACTTTCTTCGTATGTGCGTAGTTTACAACAGCGTATAAACTCTATTACAGAGGTTAGGGATGCTCTTGTACAACAATTAAATACTTGTTTATAAATTATTTTCCCTATATTCGCAGGATGTGAACCGGTAATTAGACCTGCCACCTCTTACCGGCCCATAATTGGATTTAGGTGTGAATAAGAAAACCCTTTCTTTTTTAGGAAGGGTTTTTTTTACGGTGGTTGCTAATCAAGCCATTCGTAAATCTTCTGAGCATCCCGATCTTGTTGGGAGAAAATGGGGACAATTTTTCTGAATTTCTTTTTGAATTTGTATTCTCCTTTGAGGTCTCCTCGTACATATTCCTCTGCATCAAACCATCCTGTCTTATCACTGGGCATTAGGTCTTTGAGGATTAATTGTTCGAGCAATTCTCCTACTCTTTGGAACATGCTAATAGTAGCTGCAGGAGATTTAAGCATCTTGTATCCTTCAAAGGGATTGATATAGAAGGTGAGTTCCAGGTTTAACCTTCTTAACAGTAAAGCCATATAGTACAATCTTTTCTTTTCATCTTCATCATCTGTATCAGATGCAAGTCCCGCCATTAATCCAGTAGCTAAGTAAACTAAGTACATCATCATCATTTCAGAAGCTGTCCTTTTAATATTAGCTCTTTCCTGTTGAGTGAGTTTAGACCATTCTTCTTCTGCTCCTTCTTTATTTAGTCGGAAAAGCATATTTGCTATTTCTGTTCTTTGATCAATTACAAATCTGATAGCAGTAGTATAGGTGCCTTCTACTTCTTCCCCAAGCATTTCAGAATAGAATTTTTCGTCTTCTCCGAAAATTTCTCTTAAATATTTGGGAGTGATGTTGGCTACTCCTCGGAATCTTTTTTGAAATCCAGGAACTAACCATTTTCTAAGCATAAAGGCCATTCTTCCGTACCAATATCTTTGAGCCAAAGCTAAATTTTTAGAATCATAATTGCCATGAGCCATTTTGGATAGTTCTTTTACCCTCATGGTAGTCTCAAATTCTAAATCTTCGGTAACAAACTCTTTCCACTCATCTTTTACAACCAGACGGTTTCCACTTACTTCATAAGCCTCGTCTAAAGATATACTTTCCCCTTTGTTATTAGTTACTTGGGTCTCTTTTAACACAGCATACATTAAAGTAAGTTGAATAAAATGTTCAGAACTATTTTGCATAAAGTGTCCTGTTCCAGCTTTACCTAATTGTTTAGCCCTGGTATTATCTGAGAAACGACTTTTAAGACCAGTATGTTCACTCATGGCGTCAAATAAGTCTGCCAATAGATTAGTTTTAGAATGATGAACAGCTCTACCCATAGCATCATCTAAAATATTTTTAATGTCTGCGAAATAAGCTGTATTACCTTCTTTAATTGCTTTCAGACTAATCTGGTTACCAGCAATTCCTTCTATCCAGTTCATTGTTTGGCCCTGCATAGTATTGGTAAAAGCAGATAAATCATTTACCATCAACATAGTATGACCCGTCCAGGCCATAGAGGCATTGACTAATTTATCCCAACTATAATCTTTTCCCTTAAAGCTAATACTACCTGAGTGTACAGAGGAGATGCCATATAATCTATGATCTACAATAGACTGTAGAGCCTTATAAGAGTTGGATTCTTTCCCTTCTATTTTTAGAGCAGTACCTCCTGTCATTTTATTCCAGATAGCGGTAGTACCTAAGGTTTTAACGACTTTTCGAGATCCTACCAAATCCAGGATTAGTTCTAAATCTGCAGATATGTCTTTTTTCTCGCTATAATTTAGAACAGAATGGTAATCCATCATATAAATAGAGGCTAAATCATAGGACTGTAATTTACTGGGGTGAAAGATGGTTTCCTGATCTCTGTGCTTACCCCTGTAGAAAAGAGGTAAGAATTTTCTTTCTTTTCCCTGTTCATCTTTAAGAACATGTTTTAATCGGGGATTTATAACTGCTTGTGTGGAAGCATGAGATTCTGGATCATTTTCTTCTGCTTGAGTTCCATATTCTAAGTCTTCTACATCTCTAACTATTAAATCTCCTAATCCTTCTTTAACCGTCCCCATTAATCCCTCTCGTTGCATCCTCTCCATAGTAGTTTGTTCCACTGTAGGTATCCTATAGGTATAGACCTCTGTATGTGTGCGGGTCTGGGGATCAAAATAGTCGGAGAATGCTACTCCAAGCTGACTTCCATTAGGAACTAAGGCATCTCTTTGTTCTGCCTGATTGACCAAATACCTATACATTATAAAAGTAGGGGAGTCTTTGGACATCTCATTAATCACCTTCCATTGAGGATTAAGATATTTTTTCTTGGCTTCTTCAAAGTATGCTCTTCTTTCTGCCCTGGTGGGGTTATTTTCAGCAAACCATGCAGCTGTTTCCGGCTTCATACTGGAATGATATTTTCCAACTAAAAATCCTGTAGGTTGCCCTTTGATGGGGTTGCCTTTTTCATCTAACTCCAATTCTAAAATACCATCATAAATATCAAGCTGGTCTGTATTGGAAGTAATCCCCGTTATTCCCTGATCATCTCTTAAAGATTTTATCAGGTCTTCCATAGTAGCAATTTCTGCTATGAACTTTTTACGAACATTAAAGTCTGCTCTTTCCAACATCTTCAATGATAGTTGAATAATACCGTCATTTATATTTTTAGGATCAGAAAGCCAGGTAATTGTACCAGACAGATCTTTAGGAGCAAGATCAAATAGATCAGATACATACTTTTTGCTTTCTACTTCTATCTGAGCAGAGGCAGCAGCAATTTTTTCATTAACATACTCCTCTACTTCTGCCCAGTATTCTTTTCTGGTTCCCGCCCGTTTGGTAAAAGGATTAGCCTCTTGGTACTCTTTTCTAAACTTCTTTTTGTATCCTTCTCTGACCTTAGTACTCAGAGGAGCCAGGACATTAGCAGCATTGTCTTTCATCATGGCCTCTAACTCTACTTCTATTTGATGAATTTTGCTTTGAATAGGTTTTAGATAGTTTTCTTTGCTGTTTTTTCCTGTAAATAGGAAACGGTAAAGTAATTTTTCTTGAGGTGTTTTATCTGTTTCCTTGATTTTATCTAATCGGTTTTTTTCTATAGCAAGTAGTTTTTCTACATCTTCTACCAGATTAAAAGTACCTGCAAAAGTCTTGATATTTTTAAGGGTGGGTCCATCCATTTCTTCTTTACCTGTTCGGATATTTTCCAATCTTCTTAAAATACTATCAGACCGAGTATCTGCTTCTTCCAGAAAAGCAATTATATTAATAATATCTTCTCCTTCAGCCATCTGCATTGCAAGAACTTCTAAATCTTGAGCATATTTTTCGTTCTTTGTCCTTTTGTATTCTGTAAGGACAATATTTACTCTTTCTCTTACTTCTATAGCAAGGGATTCCAGTTTTGCTTTTGTAACAGGATCCATTGTTAATTGTGCTTTCTTTCTTTTTTTACTGTTATCAATGATCTTATGAGCAGTAGCCTTATTGTATTTTAAAGAAATTATGGGTTCTGCCCCTACATTCTGTACATGGCTTCTACTGGTGATATTTGCCAGGTGTATAGGGAAGATACTAATAGACTCCACTACAAATCCCAGATCCTCATACATTTTTTGGTAAGCGGACTGCTGACGAGTGTGTTTTTCTCGGGTGGAAGTGTGTGTTCCCCGATCATCATAAGTATATTCTTTAGGAGCTCTTTTGGGCTTAAAAGGTCGGGAAGTGGGCCACCAAGAAGATTTGATATCTACTATTTGAAGATGCCCATCAGGAGTAATAATTAAAATATCTGTAGTACCAGCTACTGCTGTATCTTTACTGTACACTATAGATTGGGTTCTAACTATATTTCCTTGTTCTATTTGTTCATTGACAAATCGGGTAGCAGCTTTATATACAGTTTCTATGGCCTCTGGGGAAAGAGTGGCGGCTTTGTAAGCAGCATCAGACAGCTCTTTAGAAGCCATTATCCCTTTAATCTGATCCAAATTCTTATGTTCTATTACTCCTGTAAAGATGTCATCAATTTTATTACCCCACTGCCTATTATGCTCAAATTTAGCTTTGTCCTTTTCTGCCATCTTATCTTTAGGGAAAATCTCATCTGTTCTATCAGACTGTCTTTGATATAAAACATCAGGATCTGCTTTGTTCTGATAAAACTTATTATCTGCTGTAAGTCCAAACATTCCCTCATATCTGGTAACCCTGTCATTGACCGCTTGTTGGTCTGGTTCCATAGCAGCAGGAAGACGCTGCTCTTGAGCATATTCACTACCTGTATTGTCAATATCTAAAGAGCTTACATCATTATTAACAAGTTGACGAGCCAGTTCAAAGGCCACATTGTAATCCAGTCCGAAAGCTTTTCTTAGCCTGTTCATAAAGATTTGAAGCCATCCTTTGAATCTATCTATAGTATTTC